TGCCTCTTTAACAGGCGTAGTAGCAATATAATGAAAATATCAAAAGAAGGCATAGCACTAATTAAAAAGTTTGAAGGATGTGAGCTTACAGCTTACAAATGTGCAGCTGGAGTATGGACTATTGGCTATGGTCATACCAAAGATGTAAAAGAAAACGATGTAATTACAAAAGAAGAAGCGGACGCTTTGCTTGAAAAAGAATTAGAAGAATATACTAGTTATGTGAATAATGCGGTAACACAACCCTTAAATCAAAATCAAATAGATTCAATGGTTTCTTGGACATACAATTTAGGCCCTTCAAACTTAAAAAGTAGTACAGCTTTAAAATTATTAAACCTAGCAGAGTATGAAGGTGTGCCAGCTCAACTTAAACGTTGGAACAAAGCTACAGTTAATGG